TTTACTAGACTTGGTTGTTATGGATGCATTTTTAATACTATTGACGAGTGGGTTCAGTTGAGTAAATTCTACCCTGACTTATTTAGTAAAATTGCAGATTTGGAAAATGAGATTGGTTACACTGTCCGGCAAGGAGAAACATTGAGGCAGTTGATTAGTCGTAAAGAAAGGGATTCAGCATGACACCAAAACCAGGAGAAACATACATTCACTTTAAAGGTGGCGTATACGATATTGTCTCGGTCAAAAATGACATCGTGAAATATCGTGCGCGCAGTACCGGCGTAGTTTGGAATAGGAGTTTGGAGGAATTTACGGACTATGTTTTCCGGGGTTTCCGACTACTAAAAAGATTTGAGAGGTTGATTTGATGGGCAGAAAAGTAAGTAGACCCAAACAGGACCGGCAGACACTTTACGGCGAGTTTAAGAGTGCCAAGAAGAATTTAGATAAGAAGAAGGGGGAGAAGTAACATTAGCAAAGCAGACGATATTTTTATAGCAATGTGTCAGGACATACTTGAAAACGGCGTATCCTCGGAAGGTCAGATAGTAAGGGCAAAATGGGACAATGGAACGCCAGCGCACACAATTAAGCAGTTTGCAGTTGTTAATCGTTATAATCTCGCCGAGGAATTTCCGATTATGACGCTGCGCCCGACAAATTTGAAAGCGGCAATTGACGAGGTGTTATGGATTTGGCAGAAGAAGTCAAATAACGTCAATCAGTTAAATAGTCGCATATGGGATGCGTGGGCAGATGAAAATGGTTCGATAGGAAAGACTTACGGTTATCAATTAGGAGTCAAGAGTAAATATCCCGATGGTGAATTCGATCAGGTGGACAGAGTTATCTTTGACTTAAAAAACAATCCTTATAGTCGCAGGATTATGACAAATATGTATAATCACCACGATCTGCACGAAATGAACCTTTATCCCTGTTGCTACAATATGACCTTTAATGTGGTGGGGGATAAGTTAAACGGGATACTTAGTCAACGCTCGCAGGACGTTTTGGTGGCGAACAATTGGGACGTGTGCCATCATGCCATAGTGTTAATAATGTTCGCTCAGGTTACTGGATTTAAGGCAGGGGAGTTTGTTCACGTCATTGCCGATGCCCACATTTACGATAGGCATATTGGCATGGTGAAAAAACTTATCCAGCGCGAAACTTATCCTGCTCCGAGATTAATTGTAAATCCCAAAATAAAAAGTTTTTACGACTTTACAGTTAATGACTTTAGGTTAGAAAATTATCTGTGCGGTCCGCAAATAAAAAATATACCCGTTGCGGTTTAGGAGGGTTAAATAAATGACTGACTATATGAAACTTGCCGAGCGTGTAGCGAAGTCCTCAGATTGTCGCAGAAAGCAGACAGGGGCGGTTATTGTCAAATGTGACATAGTGAGGGCAAAAGGTTACAATCACTTGCCGTATGGAACACCGGAAGGTTTTTGCAAAAACTGTCCAAGGGAAAATAAAGTACCTGGCAATTGGAACGGCAGTCAAGAATGTCCTGTAATTCATGCAGAGATAGCGGCAATTCAAAACGCCGCAATATTGGGGAGACAAACAGATACTACATTAATGTACTGCACATATAAACCATGCCTGCCGTGTGCCATTGCCATAGTTGAGGTTGGTATTGGGAAGGTTGTTTACCGGGACGACTACGATGGTAATGATGCGACCGACTACCTTAGCAAGTGTGGCGTTGAAGTCGAGCAGTACAAGCAGGACCCCATCATCATAGACAATCCCGACGAAGGAGCGATTGAATAATGTCAATATACGATGTACGTAAATTGGGGCGCGAATACTGCCAAACAGAAGGTTCCGCGCACTATAAAGGCGGTGGTGTTGAACCCATAGACTTAATGATTTCTAAGGGCATCATCGAGGACTTTTGTATCGGCAATATAGTTAAGTACGCAACACGTTTTAAGCATACGCGCAACCTTGAGGATTTGAAGAAAGTTTCCGACTACTCGCATATTTTGGCCGGTGTTGAGTTGGAGAAGCAGGGGCGCGAGATAAAAACTGGTGTCTGTGACGGTTGTTGGAAGGAAGGTAATTGCGATGAACCATGTCAGAAGTGGCATATTGCAAATGAATGTGTCATGCCAAACTGCCTTAAGTCGGAGGTAACTGATGAAATATAACTTCCCTAAAATATGTTACGCCGACACTAACAACAACTTCCAACAGGCAATGCACGCTGTTTCCGAAGCGGACGAAGTTGTTAGGACTAAAAACACCGCCGAGTTAGACATGGAAATGGCAGACTTGCTGCATAGTTGCGAAACATATTTCCGCATCAGAGAGCGTGACGGTGCCGATGTTGACGCGATATTTGCCGAGGTTGTGGAGAAAAACACAGTCAGGGACTATTATAAATGATCGCAAAATGGAAATGTGAAAATTGCGGTAAAGAAAATCCTGCCAACATATATTCGCCTGGGGTAGTAACTGTGAAATGCTCTGGGTGCTATGAGGATCACATCATGGAGATTAAGACTACCGTAACTAAGTTGAATTTTGGGAGGACTGTCGTTAGTTTTGAATGTGTGTGGGTTGATAAATGGTAGGAGGTTTGATTAATGGCTAAAGTTGTGGACGAGAGAACAGAAAAACCTTCGCTTGCGGCTAAAGTTGGGGATATGCTCATACTCGACAACAATGATTATCGTATTATCGGAAAGCATAATAAATTGTATTTTCTTCTCGAATTAGATGCTTTCTGCTCTACTACGGAAGGTTACGGCAATATAGATGATTTATTACGTGAGGTCGGGGCGTACTACATTAAAGAAATAATTCCTCGCGAAAAAATCAAAATACGGATAGTTGATTAGGAGTTGATATTATGTCTAAAGGAACTCCTTGGAGCGCAGAGGAAACCGCTATAATGCGAGATAATCTTAATAAAACTCCTGCCGTGTTGAGAAAGATTCTTTGGGAGGCAGGTTATGAGCGCGAATATTTTTCAATATCGAATAAAAGGCTGTGTATGCAAGAACCTAAAATCAAGGACAGGGTAAAGTTGCAATTTGGCGGTACATCGTACAGGAAGGTCCTTGATGCCGAGCAACAGGTTAGGGCAGAGCATTTCCTTAGATGTTTGGCGACTACTAACCGAAAGGCAACAGAGGCAGGTTTGGAAATTGATATAATGGGATTTCTGAATGCTTACGCCTGTGAATACGGAAAAAACGGCGACATGGCAGAGCGTTTTGCGCTAACAGACTACCGAAAACAGTCGATATCTGCTTTATATAGTAGGGGCGATTCGCCGTATTTGATAGCGCAGAATATCGGACTGACTACTGACAAAGTTTGCCGCTATCTCAGGGAAATTGACTCGGTCAAGGGTGCTGCTCATGTCTAAACGCAGACGAAAGAAGAAAACTCCTCATTGTGGGTGGTGCTTATCACAACTCCACCCCGGCAAGATGGGGTGGGTTAGGGTGCTAAATAAGAACTGCTTGCACAAGAACGGCAGGTTAAAACCATGTCGCCACTTTGAACCGAATATGGATCATCCAAGGTGGGAGAGGGACGGATTTAAGGATTTTGGAGGGTGTTAATTTGAAAGTGTGCGGAATTGATGCGTCCCTGACAAGTACGGGGATAGCAAAAGTCGATACTCTTATTGCCAACAAGGTTACTACAAAGAGTATTCAGAGTAAAAAAAAAGGTGTTGAACGATTAGTCGAAATTAGACAAGAAGTATTTAAAGAAGTTATGTACGGTAACTTGGTAATAATAGAGTCATACGCCTTTTCTCGTCCTAACCAGGCGCATCAGATTGGGGAGTTGGGCGGCGTTCTCAGGGTTATGTTCCATGAGTCAAATTTAGAGGTTTTAGAAGTAGCACCAACACAGTTAAAGAAATTCGCAACCGGCAAAGGTACTGCAAGTAAGGAAGAAATAGCAGTCGCAGCGTACAAAAAATGGGGTATAGAGTGCCGTACAAACGACGAAACAGACGCGGCGGTACTTGTGTATATCGGACTTGCTTATATGGGCAACACTGAAGGTATGACCGCATATCAGCAGGAGGTTGTAGACGCTCTAAAGGGTGTTGTGCCGCCTAAGAAAAAGCGGAAGAAGAAAGAATGAAACTAACAGCAGACCAAGAACGCCGACTAACCGACGAGTTTATTAACTTCTGCAACGCCAACCGGGACAAGTTGACTGCCATGAAGGATAATTCCGCGAGGATGAATTATATGTGGGAGAAGTTACCGCATGTGCCGCAATACCTCGTTTTGAGGGCGGTTAGACCTTATCTAGTTAAGGGGGTTTGAGTTTGGATTGTGAACCAAAGAAAATTATTGCAGTTGTTAGTTTTTCTTGTGCAGGTAGATTACTCATAAATACAAAGTTCGATGAAATGCCTAAATTATTACAAGATATTATAAAGCAGCAGGAAGAACTTTTTCGTAGGATGGCAGAGAGAGAAAATAGACTTAGGGAGTTGTCGGAAGAAATGTGTTTTTTGGCTGAGCGTAGGGATGAATTTATCCCTGATTACATTTTTGAAGAACATTTGCCGCTTTGGAGACAACCATATTTCACCGAAAGAGTAAATTTCCGCAGCAATAGCAGTAACTTTTGCCGTCACCATTTCCGCAGGGCCAGAGCGAATTTGTGGTCGGGGCAGAGAAAAAGGCAGGCTGCCGATGGCGAATAAACTCGCAGATCCGTTTAGACAGGAGAAACAAATAGTCGAAAACTATCTAATCAACTATAACGACATAAAACAGCAGTACGAGCAGGACAAGGAGAGGATACTTGAAAACTCTCCCCCTCCTCCTGACGGTATGCCTCGCGGTAGCACGACAGGCAACAGGACAGCATCGGCAGGTATCGCGTTGGCTAGTTTGGCGGTAACGGAAACATGGTTGAAGGTAGTTGATGAACTGGTAGCAGGTTTGAGCGATGATGATAAATTGTTGTTGGAGTTGAAGCAGACACATAAGGAGTATGTTCGCGGAAATTCGGTGAAAAAACTGATTGTTATGGAACTCGGGGTAAGTATGAGAACGGTTTATAACCGTTGGCAGAGTATATTGGATAGAGGCAGGGAGTTGGCGGTTAAAAGGGGATTATTGCGGTGAGCAGGGGCGAAAACCCCTGCTTTGCTGTTTATGCGGTTTGTGGATGCTCACAGGCAACCCAACCGCCATCAGTCCACTTATACGCCTCCCCCAGTGCAGGGGGTTTCTTGCTGCTAAAACTTTCCCAATTTTCCTCCCATGAGTAACCGTAAGCTGCACCCCATGAGTAACTCTGAACGGTAAACAATTGCTCGCCTGCGCGGAATTGGGTAAACTTTGAATGACCAGAACCGTATTGATTAGATTCTACTTCCTAAATTTTCATTGAAATTCCTCCTTCTTATAGTCTTTCACACTACCCGGACAATGCCGGGCACCGCGAAGGACTACATAATAACAGTGTACTCAGGTCCGACACACTCAGCATCGCCGCCAAACTTATGTCGGACTGCGGAACACTCCATAATATTCATTTTGCTCGCCGCCATACGGAGAAGTGCGGCGTTGTCTTTGTCCTCAAAAGGAATCGCGAACAATTCCGTGTACGGTACACGTACCCATATCATTGGTATCTGCGAATCGGTTTTCCCGCGCTTCGCTAATACCTCAAGGGTCTTGCCATACTTCTTCTGTCTGTGTGTCGGTACGTTTAAATGCCCGATAATTTCACTACTCATTGTTATTCCTCCTTAGTTTTCAATCCTCTACCCAACGCCCATTAGACGCTCGGCAGGGGTAAACCCTGCTATTAAAGTTTAGACAAAATTTCCGACATTGCGGATCTGATGCTACTTAACTTATCCTGCTCGGCATCAACTAACTTGGTCAATGTCTCCATGTCCTCGTCGGTCATATCGTACTTATTCGCCATTTTGATAATGGCAAGCGTAAGTGCCGATAGTTTTGTTCTCTGTAGTTCGTCGAATCGTTGCGGTTGTGGCATTATCCGATCACCTCCACCCATTCGGCAGAATCGAAATGCTCTGCCATCCACTGACAAGCATCTAGCGGCGAAGTTCCCCAGACTACTTTACGGTCCACCCCGGCAGGTATGCGCGTTTTACCTACCCATAGTACGGGGAAATGTACTCTGACAAGGTATTTCTGTAATCTGGGTGTAAATGTCCCTGCTTCGCAATTACTCCCCTGTACGGGGCTGTGGTGCAGGTTTTGGGCTGTTACTAACATGTTATTTCCCTCCCCTCAAAATAGTGTTTCATACTACCTACCCTTGCGAGTAGGCACACCTGCCTAATAGAGTTTCGGTTATGCTTTCCTTCCAATTTGCGCTATTTACTATTGACCAGTGCTTATTGTATCCGTTGAAATGTCTCAATAGGTGAAGCATTTCCGGGTTATCTTGGTCAACCCATAATGAAAAGTTCGGGTACTGCTTGCCCTCGCTCTTTTCTAAGGCATAGAAATGTGCTTTAATTTCTTCTGCCCGTGCGGTTAATTCTGCGTTAAACTTAAATTTATCCCCGAAGTTATGCCCGCCGCCATCCTTGAAAACACGATAACCGGCTAAGTTGGGCAGAATGACAACTTCATCGAAACTGCATCCCAGAGAATTTACAATGTTTAAAATCTCTGTTTTGCTGTACCCAAAAACCATACGCTGCACGTCCTTAATGCTGTGCTTGTTGCAGTCGTCGTCACCCTTGATATAATGTCAATGGTCAACGAATCCGGCGTAAGTGTGCATTTGAATACACTTAGGACTATTTTTGGTTACTTCAACGCCCGACATTTCTAAGTAGATAGACTCTCCATTGTCGCTATGAAAAGCGGTTCTAATGCGGCAGTTTTCCATGTTTCCGCGTGTTGCACTTCCGGCACCTTCAAAATATAAAGTTTTCATTATGAAATCCCCCTTTAGTTTAATTTCTCGAATATCCCCACTTC